CGATGGCATTGCCTATTCCATTTGTTGCGGAGTGCTATTCTCGTTTTTCCTTCCCATCAAACATTTTTTGATTTTTACAATCTTTGTAGTTTTTGCAGACACGGTCACGGGAATCATGGCGGCAAGGAAAAGGGGAGAAGCGATAACGAGCAAAGGGCTTTATCGCACATCGCAAAAGGTGGTGACTTATTTCTGCGGTATCATGATATTTCACGGGGCAAGTATAACTTTTCAACTGCCATCGCAAATAACCTATTCTGTCAGCTTCATTATTGCAGCTACGGAATTGTTTAGTATTTCGGAAAATATAAAATCCATAACTGGAACAAATATTGGTACAATTATTCTTAGATTTTTCAGACGTTAAAAACAAATAATATGCAGACTAATTTAAAAGAGGCTTTAAAAAGCGCAGATGGAATAAAGTCACCTATGGGCGACGTGGCTTGTTACTCAATGAACTTTGCGGAGCTTGCAAGTGAAATCAATGTTCATTTGGAAGGCAATAAGGTAAAATTTACTTGGCGCGAATACATCCAACTTGCTCAAATCATTTGGGACAAAATTAAGGAGACAAGCCGCGAATGTGCTGGGAAGGAGATTTCGGTTAGTTTACCGCCCAAATTTTCTTTGATTTCCGCAGCTTTTTCGCTCATCGGGTTTAAATTATAGGCGCAGAGAATCGCTACCTTATGCGTTTACAGGGCGGTGCATTGATTTGCGTCGCCCTTAAAAATATAATATATGAAAGCAAGTAAATTTTGTGTTTTCCTTGATGCTGGTCACGGTGGAGTTGACCCAAAGAAAAAGTTACCTTTTAATTATACCACGTATCCTTCAAAATGCTTCCAGCATAACAACTCAATGTTCCACGGCTACGGCTGGTTCTTTGAAGGCGTATTCAACAGGGAAGTCGCGGCAAAGATTGAGCAGTATTTAAAGGACTGGGGAATGTCGGTAATAAATGTTTACGACCCCGTGATTGATATTAGCCTTACTAAGCGTGTAGCAAAGGCGAACATGAACGCCCAGAACTATGAGGCTTCGTTGTACCTAAGTATCCACGGAAACGCGGCAACGACAACGGCAAGGGGCTTTGAAGTGTTCACATCAATCGGGCAAACAAAGGCTGATATTTACGCCACGTTCCTTTTCAATGAGGTAAAGGAGGCTTTCCCAAAATGGGTTTATAGAATGGATACGATTGACAATGACCCAGACAAGGAGGCTAATTTCTTTGTACTGAGCCAAACCAGTATGCCAGCCGTGTTGTCGGAAAACGGATTCTTTACAAATTACAAAGATGCCGTCATGATGTTCGACCCAGCCTTCCAAAATACATTGGCGCTTTGTCATGCCCGTGCGGTGGTTGATTACGCAAAGACGCAAGGGGTTACCTTTTAAAATGGAAAGGGTTGACGCAACTGCCAACCCTCTAATTCACCACTCCTAAACTAAATAACATAAAACAAACGTAATCAATTTCTTAGTTTATAATTTGATTTATAATTTTCAAGGATAAATTTGTGACCGTGTCCCCGTCCGTGCTTTTATACAACCGATAAGCGATTGTAAGCATTCGCCCTTTGTCCATTGACTCAATAGGCGGCTTCCCGTTTGGAAGTAATGGCTCAAGATAAAATTTTAATAAGGCTATTTTACTATTTAAACCGTCTGAAAATCTAATCGGTTTCGGGTAAGTTTTAGCAATCCTTTCAATTTCCTTCCAAGTGCTGATTTCAATGCCGTCGATTAATTCATTATTTCTTTTCATGTTTTTGGTAATTTTTAGCCTGTAAAGCAAGGGTAAAACAATCGATTTCGTCCTGACTTATTTTGGCTGGTTTAAAATTTGGTTCAAACTTGTAACCTTCGCTTTGGAAGATTTTGATAAATATTTCTCTTCCCCATTTCTTCCCCTTTTGCTCAGGGCTAATGTTGTAACCCTCGTAACCGTTTTCCTTAATCCATTCATAAGCTATTCTTGATGCTCCTTGATTCATGCCCACATTTCGGGACATACGGGAAAGGATTGCGCGGTTAATGGAAGAGTTGAAAGTTACATTTTGAAGGCTGGAATCTTCCACCAGTACAACAGGGTTTTCGTATTGTACCCACTTTGGAACGTCGAGGATAAAATCCACGAACCTTTTGTATTTCGTGAATCTTACCTCTTTGCCTTGAATGATACAAGCCGCCATTCCGTTTATTCTTATCGCTGGGTCAACCCCGATGTATGTCCTCAAAGTGTTATCGTTTGAAACGAAGTTACATAACCCTGACTTTCTTTTGGTGCATCTTCCGTGACTTTTTTTACAACGACTCTTCTTTTTCGTCTTTTGATAACTTTTGGCTCAACTAAGCCGTATGCTTCAACCCCTTTGTTAACAAAGTTTATTTCCAAAAGGTATCCAAAACATACGATTGTTCCCACAAAAAAGAACATGGTTATAAATTCGCTTCCAGAATACTTTTCCATTAACCCGAAGAAAACTTCGATTAAGGCTATTACCGTTGCGCCTAATGCTATTTTAGGTGGGAAAGGGCTTCTACCTTTGGTAGGGTTTAAAAAGTCCATGAAAACGACTGCAAATCGTCCAAGTTGTAAAATGGTGGAAGCGGTAATTGCAACCCAAAAATTAATCGGTAAAAAGATGGCGGTCAAATAGGCATTGATGCCGTAGGTAAGGACGATTGTCAAAAGCATAATCGTTGGAATGTTGTCGCTAATGCTTTCAAAAGTCCATTTAAACTGGGTGTTGGTGAAATTCTTTTCCATTTGTTTTGTTTTTTAAGTGGTGAAAAAAGGCGGGCAGCTGGGGGACTGCCCTGTAATGTTAATATACTTGCAATTCAATAAAATCAATATCAATGTCATCTAATAACATTTTAATATCATAAATAGCGTTATTTTCATTAATATCTCCGCTTCTATGTTCTTTGATAATGTCGCAAATAGTATCAGAAATATCAGCTAATTCTGATGTATCTGGTAAGTCATCTAATGAAAAACCAAAATTAAAATTAATGTGAAAGGATATAATGCGACGTGCGTAATAATAAGCATCATACGTTGAAGCATCAATCAATGTTTGTTGGATTACATAAGTCATGTCTTTCATGATTGGTTGTTTTTTAAGTGGTGAAATATCGTTTTCCTTGTTTCGATATGTAAATATATAAATAAATATTTAAACAAAAAAATATTTACAACATTATTTTTAAAAAAAAGTTAAAAAACATTGTATTCTTTCTTTAAAGGAAAGTTATCTCGTTTGATTTGCCAGTATTCAGCCATCAATGAGGCACGGAACTTGTAATCCCTGTCGGTGTGATAACCTGATTTATATACACATTTACAGATTGATTCGTACAACTTTATCCCTTTGATTTTGTAATTTGCCTTTTTACAGGCGGCGTATCTTCCAGAGTTAAGAACACCAGCCCAAAGGTTCATACCTTCTTCCGTTGTTTCGGCACTCATAAACTTTGCCTTAATGTATTTATCTTTTCCCTTAATGAACTCGCGTGTTTTGTAGGTTACCGATTGTTTTCCTTTCAAAGCCTTAACCCCTCCAGCATTTGCGTGCTTGCGCCAAAGTTCCGTTTCAACTCCTTGACTGGTTGCCTCGATGATAAAAAAGGAATAAATCATTGACACGGGAAAGTCGGTTAAAACGTGGACGTTCATTAACATTGACTCATAACAATAAGCAAGGTATATGCGACGAAGCTTAGCCCTGTCAACTCCTTTTAAATTCCTAAAACCTCTACCTTCCAATGTTTGCCGTAGTTGTAAACCTGATAACTTACGAACCTCGTAACCGTACGAGCGTGACCCGTAGGCGCTTTCGTCAATGGCTTTGTCCTCAGCCTTCGCGGGGAAAGTCAGGGTCGTTATTTTGTGGACATACACCGTGTCCCGTTGAATAATAGGAACAAAGGAAGTATAATTGTAATTTGTGTTTATTGGGGAATAAATCAACCCGATAATAAAGGCAATGCCGATGCCAGCGGCTACCTGATATGGCAGCCGCGTATTTTGTGGAACGTAAGTTTCTATTATTGGCTCTTTCATGATTATTGCATTACTGGTTCAGCGTAAAAGTGTCCGCCATCGTATTCAATCGTTTCATCATTGGCGTCTGCAATCACATTGCCGTCGCAATCCCTTACAAGTCCTCCCCATGTAAACTCATCCTCAGGGAAATAATCTTCATTGCGCATTTTTGAATAAACTTGTTCAACAGCGTGGCGCTTTGAGTAAGCCTCAACTTCCTCGTTTAAATCTTGATACCTTTTGGCGTTGCCAAAGTACATCACGGTGTAAATGTTCTTTTCCATTCTGGTTTGTTTTTAGTTGTTAAAAGAAATTTCAAATTCTACTAACCCTGATTTAGATAACATATTTTCAATATCATGGCAAATGTCTTCCATGTCTTCCTCAAACGTGGTAAAAGTCCAGCAATTTGATGCAACTTGTTCTTCTTGAATATCAAAAATACAAGCAATGTTAAGGTCTCTAATTATATCTTGAGCCTTTAGTGTTTCT